CTTCGTAGGTTCGAGTCCTACTTCCCCCACCACGCGCAGGAGCCGAAGTATCCCGGAAATAAGTTCGCATGAGTTCGGATGCGTCCTGGATTGAGGCCAAGGCCGCTGATTTGGTTGCAGAAATCGGCGGAGCGGCGAGGCTTCATGAGTTCGGATGCGTTCGCATGCATCCGTATGCATCCGCAGAATTTGTTGGTAAGAATGTTGGTAGCGCCAAACGGCGGAGCTTCCCGATACCAACATGGCCCTGACCGACGTCGCGATCCGCGGACTCAAGCCTTCCGATAAGCCCTTCAAGGTCGCCGACGGCGGCGGCCTCTTCATCCTGGTCCAGCCGAACGGCGCGAAGCTGTGGCGTCTGGCCTATCGCTACGGTGGCAAGCAGAAGGCGCTGGCGCTCGGCGCCTATCCGGACGTCGGTCTGCGCGAGGCTCGTGACGGCCGGGAAGATGCGAAGCGCCGGCTGCGGGCCGGCGAGGATCCGAACGTCGCCAAGAAGGAGGCGAAGCGCAAACAGGTCGCGTCTGAGCTCACCTTCCGCGACCTGGCCGAGCGGTGGTTTGAGGCGCGCAAGGGCGGCTGGGTCGAGAGCTACTCCGGACGCATCTGGTCGCGGGTCGAGGACGACATCATTAGCCAGATCGGCAGGAAGCCGATCGACCGGGTAACGGCCGACGACGTGCTGACGGCGCTCCGCAAGGTGGAAGAGCGCGGCGCCGTGGAGATGGCGCACCGCATCAAGAACTACGTCGTCGACATCTTCCGCTACGCCAAGGCCGAGCGCCTTTGCGACGACAACCCGGCGGCCGACCTCAACCACGCGCTGAAGACGCCCATGCCGCCGCGGCGGCGCGCGGCTCTGCCGAAGCTGCAACTGCCCAACTTCATGGACGCGCTGGAGCGCTACGACGGGGACAAACTGACGCGGCTGGCGCTGAAGCTGGTGATGCACACCTTCGTTCGCACGTCGGAGCTCCGCTTCGCGAAACGGCCGGAGTTCGAGGGCCTGGACGGGAAGGAGCCGCTGTGGCGCATCCCGCCGGAGCGGATGAAGATGCGCAATCCGCACGTCGTCCCGCTCTCGCCGCAGGCGGTGGTCATCGTGAAGGAACTGCTGAAGCTGCACGGCAAGCGCGATGGCTTCATGTTCCCGGCGGCCACCAACACGGGCGTGATCTCCGAGAACACGATGCTGTACGCCATGTACCGGATGGGCTTCCATGGTCGGGCGACGGTCCACGGGTTCCGCGGCATGGCCTCGACGATCCTGAACGAGGCGGGCTTCAATCGGGACTGGATTGAGCGGCAACTCGCCCACGTCGACCAGGACCAGGTTCGGGCGGCCTACAACGCCGCCGAGTGGCTGCCCGAGCGGCGCAAGATGATGGAGTGGTGGAGCGACTATCTCGATCGCCAGGCGACCGTTGGAGAACTGGTCGGCTGAAGAGAAAGGCCCGACCACCAGGGAGGAGTGGCCGGGCCCCGTCTGTCGAGGACAACGCTGCGGGCTTCCCATCCGCGCGTCGATCCTGGTTATAGCGCCGGCTGCAGATTGACGCAACAACTGCGTTGATAATCACCTTTCAGTTGATTTCTGAGTTCGCATGCGTTCACATGCGTTCGCAATGACCCACATCGACACCGCAATCCGCTTGCCAGAGGTCCGAAAGCGAACCGGGCTCGGCAAGACCGAAATCTACCGGCTCGCTAAGCTCGGCGAGTTTCCGCAGCCGCGGCGCATCTCGCACAAGGTGTCGGTCTGGTCGGGCTCGGCGGTGGACCTGTGGGTCGCCCAGAAGCTTGATCCGGAAGTCGCGGATCTGATCGGATGAGCGAAGCCCCGCCGAAGCGGGGGCCCGGCCGTCCTCGCAAAGAGCCGCCGCCCGCCGATCTCACCGCCGCGATGCCCGACTGGCAGGAGTTCCGCCGGCCGGTCAACGTGACCTTCCTGATGAACGTCTTCGCCATGGAGCGGAGGACCATCCAGGTCAAACTGCTGAACTTGGCGCCGGTCGGTCACGAGCGCGGAAACACGCCGCTCTACGACTTCCGCCAGGCGGCCGCCCACCTCGTGAAGCCGGTCGGCGACCTGAAGGAGCAACTGAAGAGCTTCCGGGTTCAGGACCTCCCGACCCATCTCCAGGCCCCCTACTGGGAGGCCATGCTCAAGCGCCAGAAGTACGAACTGGTGGCCGGCAACCTGTGGCGCACTGAGGACGTGCTTGACGTCTTCGGCGAGGTCTTCATGCGGATCCGCGACAGTCTGCAGCTGTGGCCGGACACGCTCGCGGAGAACACGGACCTGTCGGACGAGCAGCGCGAGAAGCTGATCGAGCTGGCCGACGACCTGCAGAAGGACATTCACGGCAAGCTGATGAAGCTGCCGCGGCAGCGGAAGACGCCGAACCTCGCCGGCCGCCTGGCCGAGGACGAGGGTGTGCTGCCGGAAGACGACGAGCTCCCTGACGACGATGATGAGGACCTGGTCGGATGATCCTCATCGGCGACTGTCGCGAGTTGCTGGCGACGCTACCCGACGACAGCGTCCATACCTGCGTGACTTCACCTCCGTATTTTGGCCTGCGCGATTATGACGTGGACGGTCAAATCGGGCTTGAGAGCGGGCCGGATGCCTTCGTCGCCGAGTTGGTCGAGGTCTTTCGTGAGGTGCGGCGCGTTTTGCGGGACGATGGAACGCTCTGGCTGAACCTCGGGGACACTTATGCGTCGAGCGGGCGAGGAGGCAATCCGACGCGAGCGAGCAGTACGCTCCAGGGCGGATATCAGTCACAGATCGCTTCTCAGATCGCGCGCAGTCGTTCGCCCTACGGCGGTCTGAAGTCTAAGGACTTGATCGGCGTTCCCTGGCGTGTGGCGCTCGCGCTTCAGGCAGACGGCTGGTATCTACGTCAGGACATCATCTGGCATAAGCCGAACCCGATGCCGGAGAGCGTCAAGGATCGTTGCACCAAGGCGCACGAATATCTGTTCCTTCTGTCGAAATCTGAACGCTATTACTTCGACAGTTTGGCGATCACCGAAGATTTGCGGACTGATCCCAAGGAGAACTATGAGGTTCGGGCGCGGGTCACGGGCCGCGGCGATCAAGGCGCAGCAGCAGCTCGAGGCAACGACAGGAGCAAGTCTGGCGGCTTTCCTCCGACCCGCCGACGTGGACAGCCGCCTTATCATGAGCAGTATTCGACCGGGCATCTGTCGCTGGACGCGGCGCCCCGCGGGGGCGTGCGCAACAAACGCTCCGTCTGGACGGTCGCCACGCGCCCTTTCAAGGAAGCGCATTTTGCGACCTATCCGCCGCAACTGATCGAACCGTGCGTGCTGGCAACAGCACCGATCGGTGGCGTGGTGCTTGACCCGTTCTTCGGTGCCGGCACAACGGGCCTAGTCGCCCATCGTTACTCGCGTCGGTTCATCGGGATCGAACTCAATCCCGGTTACGCGGAAATCGCCCGCCGGCGGATTGCCGCTGAGCTTCGGCCCGCGAAGCTTTTGGCATGGGCGCTTGCAGAATGACCTACCAGTTCCTCGAGCAGCTGGTCCTCGCCACTGCTGAAGGCGTCCGACCGACGGAGCGCCTCACCGTCAGCCAGGCGGCCGAGAAGTACCGCTACCTGAACAATCCAGGGAGCTTCGTCGGCCTCTGGTCGAACGCCAAGACGCCGTACCTGGTCGAGCCGATGGACACGCTCACCAGCACCCAGTTCACCGGCATGGCGTTCGTCGGGCCGGCGCGGACCGGCAAGTCCGACATGTTCTTCAACTGGCTCACGCACACGTCGATCTGCGACCCGGCCGACATGATGGTCGTCCACATGACCCAGGCGACGGCGCGCGATTGGAGCCAGGGCGACCTCGAGAAGGCCTGCTTCCACAACCGCGACAAGAAGCGGCCGACGGAGATCGGCTCGCGCCTGGTGCCCGGGCGCCAGAACGACAACGTCTTCGACAAGAAGTTCCTCTCGGGCATGCGGCTGCTGATCAAGTGGCCGACGATCACGGAGCTCAGCGGTAAGACGATCCCGCGACTCTGGATCAACGACTACGACCGTATGGGCCAGAACGTGGACGGGGAGGGGAATCCTTTCGACCTGACCCGCAAGCGGGCTGAGACCTTCAAGCGGTTCGGTATGTGTGTCGCCGAGGCCTCGCCCGGCTTCCCGGTCTCCGACCCGAAGTGGATCCCCGCGACCCCGCACGAGGCGCCGCCCTGCGAAGGCATCCTGGCCATCTACAACCGCGGCGACCGGCGCCGCTGGTATTGGCGCTGCCCGCAATGCCGCGAGACGTTCGAACCGGACTTCAAGCTGCTCAGCTACCCGAAGTCGGACGACTTCATGGAGGCCGCTGAGCAGGCCGTCCTGGTCTGTCCGCATGACGGCTTCCCGATCGCACCTGACTTCAAGCAGGAGCTCAACGAGGGCGGCCGCTGGGTCAAGGAGGGCCAGATCTGGATGCCAGACGGCTCCATGGAGGGGCGGGCGCGGCGTTCCGACATTGCGTCGTTCTGGATGAAGGGCCCGGCGGCCGCGTTCTCCGATTGGCGGAAGTTGGTCCTCAACTACCTGACGGCCGTCGAGGAATACGAGACGACGGGCTCAGAGGAAGCGCTGAAGTCGACCACGAACCTCGACCAGGGACTCCCCTACGTCTCCAAGGCCATGCAGTCGGACCGGCTGCCGCAGGAGATCAAGGACCGGGCGGAGGATTGGGGCGGCAGCAAGGAAGAGCCCGTCGTGCCGGAAGGGACGCGCTTCCTGGTGGCCACGGTCGACGTTCAGGCACGCAGCTTCGTGGTCCAGGTCCACGGCCACGGTGAGGGCGGCGACGTCTGGCTGGTCGACATGTTCAAGATCCGCAAGTCGGCGCGGGAGGACGAGGATGGCGACCGCCTGCCGATCGACCCGGCCGGGCACCCGGAGGACTGGAAGCGCCTGGTCCCGGAGGTGATCCGCCGGACCTATCCACTCGCCGATGGCAGCGGCCGGCGCATGGCTATGCGGATGTCCGGCTGCGACTCTGGCGGCCGCGAGGGTGTGACGACCAACGCCTATGCGTTCTGGCGCTGGCTGCGGAACGGCCCGCCGGCCGGCGCAGAGGCACCGCTCGAGGACGAAGCCTGGTCGGACGATCTGTGGCCGAAGTTCCTGCTGGTGAAGGGTGAGGCGAAGCCGTCGCAGCCGCGCATCCGGCTCGGCTATCCCGACGCGCAGCGGAAGGACCGTCATTCCGGCGCCCGCGGCGACGTGCCGGTGCTCTTCATCAACACGAACCTGATGAAGGACCAGATGGCCGCCATGCTCGGCCGTAAAGAGGTCGGGTCGAACCAGATGCGCGCCTTCGGCATGCTGCACACGCCGACCTGGGCGGAGAACTGGCTCTACACCCAGCTTACAGCGGAGGTCCCGACGCCGAAGGGCTGGCTGAACCCGTCGGGCAAGCGGAACGAGGCTTGGGATTTGCTGGTCTACGACGCCGCGCTCTGCCTGCATCGCGAGATCCGGCTTGAGCATATCGACTGGCGCAGCCCGCCGAAGTGGGCGGCTACGTGGGACGTGAACGAGCTTGTCTGCGACCCCAATATCAACAAAAAGTTGGACCAACCACAAAAGGTGGATTACGACTTGGCGAAGCTGGCCGAATCCCTCGCGTGAGTTCGAAGCCCATATGGCGACCCTTCAACAGCAGTTGGACGAAGCGATTGCAGCGCGCCACGCGCTCGCGATCGGTAAGTCGGTTGCCCAGGTGCGGGACTCCAACGGCGAGACGATCACCTACACGGCCGCCAACCTGACCCAGCTGACGGCCTACATCGCCGACCTTCAGCGTCAGCTCGGCGGCGGTCTCGGCCCGCTTCGGGTCCTTATGTGATGTACGATCCCGAGGTCGAAGAGCTGCTCGGGCCGGTCGGGTCTCCCGGTTCGGCGGCGTCGTCCCCGTCTGTCGCACCTCCCGCGGCGGGCGGGGAAAGCGCGATCGTGGGCGGCGCATATGAGGGCGCGAGCCGTTTCGACCGCGCCGTGGCCCTGTGGCAACCGCCGCTCCAGTCCGCCGACCAGGACATCCTGGTCGAGAAGCGCGACCTGGACGCCCGGTCGCGCGACAGCCTGCGCAACGACGCCTACGTGGCCGGCGGCGCCTCGCTGCACAAGGACAGCATCGTCGGCGCGATGTTCCTGCTCAACGCCAAGCCGAACGGCAAGGTGCTGGGACTGGACGAGACCTGGGAGCAGGAGTTCCAGGAAGAGGTCGAGGCGAAATTCACGCTGGCGGCCGAGAGCCCGAACAACTGGTTCGACGCGGCGCGGCTGAACACCTTGACCGAGCTCGTGCGCCTGGCCGTGGGCGTGAACCTCGCCTGCGGCGAGTCCCTGGCTTCGGTCGAGTGGCTGAACAAGGACACGTCGCGCCCATTCAAGACGGCGCTGCAGATGGTCGACGTCGACCGGCTCTCGACGCCGTGGGACCAGATCGAAGGCCCGCTGCTGCGCGGCGGCGTGGCGCGTGACCAGTACGGCGCGCCGCAGGGCTACTGGATCCGCAAGGCGCACCCGGCGGACGTGACGACGCCCGACGTCTATTCGTGGAAGTTCGTGCCGGCGCGCAAGCCGTGGGGCCGTCCGCAGATCATCCACATCTACGAGCAGCTGCGGCCGGATCAGAGCCGCGGCGTGTCGCAGATGGTGGCCGCGCTGAAGGAACTGCGGATCACCAAGAAGTTCCGCGACGTCGTACTGCAAAACGCCGTGGCCAATGCGACCTTCGCGGCCTCGATCGAGTCCGAGCTGCCAGCCGAGACGGTGTTCGCCCAGCTCGGCGCCAACGGCGACTACGAGAAGGGCATCGTCGACTACGGGACCGCGTTCCTGGGCGCCATCGCCCAGTACACGGGCGCCTCGCGCAACATGATGATCGACGGCGTGCGGATCCCCCACCTGTTCCCGGGGACCAAGCTCCAGTTGCGTCCGGCCGGGCAGGGCGGTCCGCTCGGCACCGACTTCGAAACCTCGCTGCTGCGCTACATCGCCGCCGCGCTCGACGTCTCCTACGAGGAACTGAGCCGCGACTACACCCAGACGAACTATTCGTCGGCGCGCGCGGCGCAGAACAACACCTGGAAGGGGATGGTCTCGCGCAAGAAGCGCACGGCCGACCGCTTCGGCTCGACGGCCTATCGGCTGTGGTTCGAAGAGATGGCCAACGCCGGTCAGATTGAGGCGCTGAGGACGCCCAAAGCGCCGTCGATCTACGACGGCTTGAACATGGACGCCTATACGGCTTGCGACTGGATCGGCGCCTCGCGCGGCCAGATCGACGAGCTGAAGGAAACCCAGGCCGCCGCGCTGCGCCTGAAGCTGAACCTGTCCACGCAGGAAGAGGAAGCGGCGCGCCTCGGCAAGGATTGGCGCCGGATCAACGCCCAGCGTCAGCGCGAAATCGCCGATCAGAAGGCGCGCGACATTTACGTCGATCCGAACGCGGCGGACCCAAACGCCAAGGCGGCTCACGCGGACCAAGGGGAAAAGGCCGATGCGTAATCCTCTGTTCGCGGCCTTCGCCGGCCAGGTGGTCATGGTCGCGTCCGAGATGCAGGCCGGCTTCGAAGCCAACTTGCATGCGGCCGAGCTCGAACTGGCGAACTTCCAGGCGCGCGACCGTGCTGGGCCGCCGGCGCAGATGACCGACGACTTCTGGTTCGCCGATGGCGACTGGCGGTCGTGGATCCGGCCCTATGTCGTCAAGGACGGCGTGCTGCAGATCCCGGTCAAGGGCGTGCTGCTGAAGGACTTCCCCTACGCCTTCGGCTCCTACGCGACTGGCTACGAGTACATCTGGCGCGCCTACGAGCGCGGCATGGACGACTCCAACGTCCGCAAGATCGCGTTGATCGTGAACTCGCCGGGCGGCCTGGTCGCCGGCAACTTCGACCTGGTCGACAAGATGTTTGCGCGTCGCGACGAGAAGCCGGTGCGCGCCTTCGCCAGCGAGCACGCCTATTCCGCCGCCTACTCGATCGCCAGCGTGGCCGGCGACGGCCTGGTGGTCGCGCGCACGGGCGGCGTCGGCTCGATCGGCGTGGTGGCGATGCATGTCGAGGTGTCGGAAGCCCTGGAGAAGTCCGGGGTGAAAGTCACCTTCATCAAGAAGGGCGCGCACAAGACCGATGGCAATCCCTACGAGCCGCTGGGCAAGGACACGCTCGCGCGCCTCGAGGCCAAGATGGAGGTGCCCTACGACATCTTCGTCAAGACCGTCGCGCGCAACCGCGGCCTGGAAGAACAGGCCGTCCGAGACACCGAGGCCATGACTTTCACGGCCCCGGAAGCCCTGTCCAACGGGCTCGCCGACCAAGTCGGCGCGCTGGACGACGCCCTCGCGGACTTCGCGAGCGGCGAAACTCAAGACGGAGACGATGAGATGGCCGGTCAGGCTGACACTCCGGCGGTCGATCAGGCCGCCATCGATACCGCGCGCGCCGAAGGCGTGACGCAGGGCCAAGCGGAAGGCGCCACCGCCGAACGCGCCCGGATCGCCGCGATCCTCGACAGCGACGAAGCGAAGGCCCGTCCTGCCGCGGCGCGCATGCTGGCGTTCGACACCGACAAGGACGCCGACTCCGCGCGCGCCTCTCTGGCCAAGCTGCCGGAAGAAGCCGCCGCGAACGCTGCGGCGGCCGAAGAGCCGAAAACCAACGCCTTCGAACAGGCGATGGACAAGTCCAAGAACCCGGAGCTCGGGGCTGGCGACGGCGAAGCCGCCGAGCAGTCCGCTTCCGACCGCATCCTGACGCTGCGCTTCGGCTCGGCGAAGTAAGAAGGAAACCCAGACAATGACCAACCTTACTTCGGGTTACGAAGACCTCGGTCGCGCCGCCTCGAGCAGCGACACCTACACCCCCGCGGACGTTCTGCTCGCCGGTTCGTTCCCGCTGGACACCAGCGCTGGCACGCTGCTCGACCAGAACGCGGTGCTGCCGGCGTTCTCGCTGGTCGGTCGCATCACCGCGTCGGGCAAGCTGACTCTCAGCGCGCAGGCCGCTTCTGACGGCTCGCAGGTCCCGGTCGGCGTGACCATCGTCGAGTACCCGGACACGGGCGCGGACATCCCGAATGTCACGTTCTACCGCTCGGGCAACTTCAACTTCGACGCCCTGAACCTGGGCGCCGGCTGGACGCTCGCGAACCTTCGCGTCGCCGTCGAGAACAGCGGCGTGCCTCTGTTCTTCGGCCAGCCCGCCACCGCCACCCCCACCGTCTGACGGTCAGCGCAGAAGGAAACTGCAATATGGCTATCGCCCCTCTCCCGACGCGCGACCTGCTCGGCGTCTTCAAGGACAACCGTCTCGCGACGGTGTCCAACTACTGGCGCACCGTGGGCGGCCTCGCCGTTCACCAGTCGACCCGCCCGGAGATCATCTTCGAGAAGATCACCTCGTCGCGCCGTATCGCGCCGCACGTCCTGCCGGCCAACACCGGCAAGCCGACCCTGGTGAAGCAGGGTTCGGCCGCGCAGATGTTCTCGCCGGGCTATATCAAGGCGAAGGACCCGGTTCTCCCGGGCGAGCAGTTCTCGCGTCAGCCCGGCGACCTGTTCACCGATGTGCCCCGCACGCCGCAGGCGAACTTCGACATGGCCGTGGCCGATGTCGTCGCCTATCACCGGCAGATCATCGAGCGCCGCTGGGAATACATGGCGGCGAAGGCCGTCATCACCGGCACGGTCGATGTCGAATACGTCGACTCGCCCAAGGTGACGGTCGATTTCGGCCGCGCGGCCGGTCACACCATCGACGCCACCGCGTCGCAGTGGGCTGCGGCCGACACCGACCTGCTCGAGAACATCGAGAGCTGGGCGGACACGATGGCGACCGCCGATTTCGGCGGCATCGCCAACCGTCTGACTGTCAGCCCGGAAGTCTGGGCGGTGATGCGCAAGAATACTGGCATCATCAACGAGATGTCGACGCAGCGTCGCGGCAACACCGAGACGAACATCCGCACGGGCATCACCGTGATCGATCCGAACAACATGACCAAGTATGTCGGCACCGTGGGCGCCGGCATCGACGTCTATGTGACGGCCGACTTCTACCAGAACAACGCCGGTAGCCAGGTCAAGTACCTGCCGGCGAAGTCAGCGGTGCTGACGGCTCCGGGCATCGACGCAGTGATGGCCTTCGGGGCGATCGTCGACGCGGACGCCAATCTCCAAGCGTCGCCCGTGTTCATGAAGATGTGGAAGGAGAACGACCCGAGCGCCATGTTCATCATGTCGCAGTCGGCGCCGCTCTACATCCCCGTCAACCCGAACTGCTCGATGCTGATCGAGAACCTCGTGGCCTAACGGCCGGCGGGAGCGGGGTCGTCTGGGCTCCGCTCCACCCTTTCAGAGAGACTCCTGAAATGACCCATAAACCGATGATCGCGGTGAGCGCGGTCCAGTATGTCGACAAGGACGGTAAGCGCGCCGTCGCCAACCCGGGCGAAACCTTCTACGTCGCCGAGAAGCACGTCGAAGCCCTGGCCGAGAACGGGTCCGCCAAGTCCGTGGCCGAAGCCGCCAAGTCCGTGGCCGAAGCCGCCAAGGCTGAAAAACCGTCGCGCGCCAAGGGCGGCCAGAAGGCCGAGGGCGCCGAACCTGACGACATGGTTGGCTGACCATGAAAGTCGAAGCGGTTCATACCGTCCATCACCGGCCGGACCCGAAGGGCCCGATCGTGCGCGAGGCGCGGGGTTCGCAGTTCGAATTGGCCGAGCGCGACGCATGGATGCTCAAGTCCGGCGCCGTGAAGCCGGTCGTAGGCGAGGCCGTGGCCCTGAAGGGCAAGCGCGGCAAGAAGACCGAGGCGGCTGCAGACGACGGGGCCGCTGGCTCCGACCTGGTCGGCTGAGATGGGCGCGCGCGACATCATTCGCGCCGCGCGGCGGGACCTGCACGCAGAGCTGCAGGTCCCGGCCCTCTACCTTACGTCCAAGACGGATGAGGACCCGACGCCGATCAACGTCCGCTTCCGGGTTCACCAGAAGTCGATCACCGGCTTCCAGGCGGGCGCCTTCGCGATCGAGACCGCCGATGCGCCGCCGCGGCTGCGATTCGACCTGCTCGAGATCACGCCCGTCCGGGGCGCCTTCGTATCCGTGGCTGCGGGGGAGGCCTATCGCATCGATCGCGTGGGCGAGAAGGACGACGAGTTCGTCGATGCCGACGTCATCCGGTTGAGCGCGGCGGACGCCGCGGGGCTCCCGGTTCCGGCCTGACCCATGAGCAACTACGTCTTCGCCGTCGAAGGCCTGGACGACGTCAAGTCGATCAAGGACCTCGATCCCGCCATCGTCACGGCGGCGCGGCAGGCCGTGAACAAGACCGCCGACCGAGCGCGAGCCCGCAGCGCGCGCGACATTCGCCGGCAGGTCAACTTCCCGGCGTCCTATGTCAGCGACGCCGAGGGGCGCCTCTCCATCGTCAAGAAGGCGTCGAGCGACAGCCTCGAGGCGGTGATCCGCGGCCGCCATCGCGCAACGTCGCTGGCGCGCTTCATCTCCGGTTCGCCTCGAGCTGGGCGCGGCGTGCGCGTTCAGGTGAAGCCGGGCTCCAATCAGTTCATGGCCCGGGCCTTCCTGATCAAGCTGCGCGCTGGCAATGCCGCGATCGACACCAAGTTCAACATGGGCCTGGCGGTGCGGACGGATGGCGCGAAGCCCGCCGCCGCCTTCAAACCCGTTCGTCTGGGGAGAAACCTCTGGCTGCTGTACGGCCCGAGCGTGGACCAGGTCTTCCGTTCCGTCGCCCCGGAGATCGCGCCCGAGATGGGCGACTTCCTGGAAGGCGAGTTTCGCCGCCTGTTGGACCTTAAGCGATGAGCGACCCCCGTCCTTTCCGTCTGCGCGTGCTGGACGCGCTGACCGAGTGCCTGAAGGGCATCACCGTGGCCAACGGCTACTCCACCGACATGGCGGGCGCCGTCTTCCGCGGGCGCGTCCGGTTCGGCACGGACGATCCGCTGCCCATGCTGGCGATCCTCGAGCCGCCCGAAGGCGAGGACCCGGACCTGGCCGGCGACAGCAGCGCCAAGGCGAAGAGCGATTGGCCGCTGGTGATCCAGGGCTTCGTCAAGGACGACTTCGATCATCCGACCGACCCGGCGCACATGCTGCTGGCCGACGTGAAGCGGGCGTTGATCAAGCAGCGCACGGGCGCCGACGCCCGCAATATCCTGGGGATGGGAGGCCGAGTGTACGGACTCCGCATCGGCTCCGGCACGTGTCGGCCGCCCGACGACATCTCCGACAAGGCGTACTTCGGGCTGCCGATCGTCCTCCGCATCGCGGAGGACCTCGAAAACCCGTTTGCGTAACCCAAAAATCAACTTAATAGTGATCATCAACCACGGAGTGGATTCATGGCCATCACCACGAAGAAGGTGCAGAACCAGGTGCTCGGCAAGGGCCGCCTGTATTTCGCGCCCTACAAGACCGGCACGACGACCCCGCGCGGCGAACGCTATATCGGCAACACGCCGTCGTTCGGCCTGACCATCAGCGCCGAGACGATCGACCACTTCAACTCGGACGAGGGCATCAAGGAGAAGGACAAGTCCGTCCCGCTCTCGACCGACCGTAAGGGCGCGTTCGAGGCCGACGACATCGACCTGGACAACGTCGCCCTGTTCTTCTTCTCCGACGGGAAGGAGACGATCGCTCAGGCGCTCGTGAACGACCATACCGAGACCCTGACCGACGTCGAGAAGGGCCTCTACTACCAGCTCGGCGCCGACCTGATCGCCAGCGGTGTGCGCAACATCGCGAACCTGGTGGTCGAGAAGGGTGCGACCACCTTCGTCGAAGGGACCGACTACGAGGTCGACCTGACCCTGGCGCGCATCCTCGTCCTCTCGACTGGCTCGATCGCCAACGGCGATGATCTGGAACTGACCTACGACATCACCGCGCACAGCCGCGACCAGGTGCAGTCGGGCTCCCAGCCGGTGGAAGGCGCTCTGCGCTTCGAAGCGATCAACCCGGAAGGCGCAAACGTCGACTACTACATGCCCGACGTGAAGCTCGCCCCGAACGGCGACTACGCGCTGAAGGGCGACGACTGGCAGAAGATGGCCTTCAACGTCGAGGTCCTGCTGAAGACCGGCCAAGCCGCGGCCATCTACGCCGACGGCCGTCCGTACACCCCGTAAGCGAAGGGCATAGAGACCCATGTCCTTCGACTTCGAACCCGCCGATGCGTCGGCGACCGTGACCTTCCCCGGCGGCCAGATGACCGTCCGGGGATTGTCGCTGCCGGACGTTTCGGTCCTGGTCGCGCTGCATCGAGACCTTATCTCCGACCTGTTCCAGCGCGCGGCCAGCGATCCGGCTCAAGCCCTGACCGCGGCGGCCGTCTTCGGCCAACGCCTCCTGCACGAGTCGCCGGAACTCGCCGCCGACATCATCGCGCTCGCTGCGGATGTCCCGTCGGAGAAGCGCCCGGCCGTGAGCCGGGTGCCGTTCCCGGCGCAGCTCGAGGCGTTGGAGAAGATTGCCGAGCTCACCTTCCGCACGGAGCAGGACTTAAAAAAAGTCATCGAGACCGTCGTCCGGGGCGCCCGCGCGATCAGCGGGAGCCTGGGCAGCCTTCAGACCCTCCCGACCTGAAGGCCTGGCTGTGGGGCATCCGGGAAAAGGTCAGCCTTCTTCTCGATCACGGACACCCCCACGCGCGCCGCTATCCCCTCGGGATGGTGTGGGACGAAGCGCAGCTGGTCGCCGAGCGGCTCAACCGCATCGAAGCGACCAGGGGCCTCGTCCTTCAGTCGGCGGTCTCCAGCCTGTTTTCCGAGGAAGCGCGCGAGGGCTTCCGCTCACTGATTGAACTGCTGAGCGAGGACTAGGCCGATGGCCAAGAACGACGTCGAACTGGTTATCCGGGCTCGCAACGAGGCGAGCCGGGCCATCGACGCCATCGCCAACGCGCTCAACCAGCTGACGTCGGCCCAGGCGAGCACCGGGGCCGGCGCTCAGAAGATGGATGGGCTGCTGGGCGAACTGGTCAAGCAGTTCCAAGCGCTCGACGCCCAGACCAAGGGGCTCCAGGCGTTTGGCAAGGTCGCGCGGGAGATGGACGCAGCGACCGCGGCCGTCGAGCGCCTCGAGAAGTCCGTCGCCTCCGCCGCGGCGGAGCAGAACCGTCTGTCGGCCGCCCAGGCGAACTCTGCGAATGAGGTCTCGCGGCTGAAGGCCGTGGCCGGCGCGTCCAAGGAGGCCTATGACGCCGAGAAGGCCCGGCTCGACTTCCTGAAGACCCGCGTGTCCAAGGACTCGCTCGCCTACCAGGAACAGGTTCAGGCGGTCGAGCGCACGTCCGCTGCGAACAAGGAGGCGAACGCCGCGGTCGCGACCGCCGAGCGTCAGCAGCGCCAGCTGACCGGCGCGCTGGGCGAGGCGAGCTCGGCCCTGACGGAACAGCAGGCGAAGCTGGACGCCGCCAAGACCCAGTTCAACGAACTCCGGACGGCTGCGCAGGGCGCCGGCGCTGCGCTCGGCGGCATCGTGGCCGAGCAGCAAGCGGTTTCGGCGGCCTCACAGAAGACGGCGGCCGACCTGAAAGCGGTTGGTGACGCTATTGCCCGGCAACAGGCCGCCTCGCGCACCACGACTGCGGCGCCGAGCGGTGCGGCTGCTCAGGCGACGGCGGAATATCGCGCGCAGGTCCAGGCGGTAGTGGATGCACGGGCGGCATTCGCTGCGGCGCGCGACGAGGCGTCGCGGCTCGGCCAGCAGATCGCCAGCACGGCGAACCCGACAAACGAACTCCGGACCGCCTTCGTGCTGGCGAAGGAGGCCGCTCAGGGCGCCCGGCAGGCCTACATCGACCAGGCGCAGGCGCTAGCCCAACTGAGGGACCAGTCCACGGGCGGCTTCGCGGCGATCGACGCATTGGCGCGCCGGGCGGCCTCCGCGGCGAAGGACCTGAAGGATCTTCGTAGCGCCCTGAACACGGGTGGTGCTGCGACGCCGGCCGAAAGCGTGCCAGTCGGTCCCGCCGCCCAGGCCACGGCCGCTTACCGAGCCCAGGTGGAAGCCGTCAATGCGGCGCGAGCCGCGTTCGCCACCGCGCGGGAGGAGACGTCGCGGCTCGGCAAGGAGTTGGCGACCACGACGGCGCCGACGGCAGAACTGCGTGACGCCTTCCTGGCGGCAAAGGAAGCGTCGAAGGCTGCCGAGCAGTCGTACATCGATCAGGCCAAGGCGCTTGGCCAACTGCGCGGCCAGTCCGGTGGCGGATTTAAGCAGGTCATCGATCTGTCGGAGTCGCTGAAACAGATCCCGGCGCAGGAATCCGCCGTCCAGCGGCTCTTGCGGGCCATCGGCCTCGGCAACAAGGCGGTCAGCCAGAGCAACACGGGCGCCCGGAAGGGCGAAGTGCTGTTCGGCCTGCGTCCCTACGAACTCCAAAACCTCAGCTTCCAGATCAACGACCTGATCACCCAGGTCGCCAGCGGCACGCCGCCGAGCCAAGCCTTCGCTCAGCAGATCGGCCAGATCGTCCAGATCTTCCCGCGCATGGGCGCGGTGCTGGTTGCCGTGCTGCCCGAGTTGATCGCCGTCGGCATTGTGCTCGGCGTCGTCGCCGCGGCGATGGGCAACGTGGGCGATCATGCCGAGTCCGTCCGCGAGTTCGGCGGTGAACTGGCCGCCTCCGCCGACGGCGCCCATCATAGCGCCGAGGCCCTGGCCGACGCCGCCCACCAGCTGGACGTCTACGGTGGGTCGCTGAAGGACGCGCGCGCCGCGATCAGCGAGTTCGTGAAGGCGGGTCTGGACGACACCCAGATCGAGCGCTTCGGCCGCTCCGCCCAGAACATGGCGGACATCTTCGGGATCAAGGTCCCGGATGCTGCCGGCAAGATGGCCGACGCGTTCACGCACGGCTATGAGGCGGTCAAGAAGCTGGACGATCAGTTCAACTTCCTCAGTGCGGCCGAGCGCCAGCACATCAAGGAGCTGTTCGAAAGCGGCAGAGCGGAAGAGGCCCGGACCGAGGCCTTCCGGATCTTCGAACGGCAAATGGACGCGGGCGCCGAGAAGACGCGCGGCCCTTGGACGACCGCCATCCGCAATCTGACCGCTGCCTGGGACAACTTCCTGACGTTCCTGGCGAACAATACCGTCGTCTCCAACATGATCCAGCTGCTCGGCGATCTGGCTGCGGCGGCGAAGGAGGTCTCGGAGAACCTGCCCGGCGCGAAGCCGCCGCCCCGCGTGACAGGCGATCCCGAACTTGATCGGGAACTGGCGCAGCTCGACCAGCTGAAGCGGAAGCGCCAAGAGTTGGCCAAGCCGACGTTCGGCGATCGAGTTCGCTCGGCGGCAGGCCAAGCGGCACTATCGGCTGTGCCCGTGGTCGGTCCGATCCTCGGCGCTCAGGCCGCGGCGAACAGCGGGAACGAGTTGTCCAGGGTGGATCGCCAGATCGCGACCACGCAGCAACACATCGCCGATCTGCGTAAGAAGGGCGCGCAGGCAGGTCAACAGGCCAGCCAAGCGCAGCTGAAGGCCGACTCCGATGTCACCGACGCGCTGCGGGACCAACTTAACTCGCTGAAGGGCGTGAACGACGCGCGTCGCGTCGCCGTCGCCGGGCAGAAGGCCTATGATGACGCCCTGGCCAAGGGCGCCTCGCAAGCCGGCGCAGACGCGGCGCGCGCGCTCGGCCAGCAGATCGAACAGACCAAGGTCAACAAGGAGAACGAGGCGAGGTCCCGCGCTGCGGCGTCGCGCGCACAGGCGCTCCAGAACAAGCTGGACAGCCTCGAGGGCTCGATCGCGACCGCCGAGAACAACCTCGAGCGGAAGGCGGCCGAGGGGCAGACCGCGTCGCTGAAAGAGCGCCTTGACGCCATCGCGGCGCAGGCCGGCAAGATCAAGGGCGATCTGGCCAGGTTCCAATCGCTCGGCGGCAAGGACATCAACGGTGAGTCCATCAGCGCCTTCACCGCGCGGATCGACCAGAACACGAAGATCCTGCAGCAGCAGGAGACGCTGAAGTTCTATTCCGAGCAGGTCAACGATCTGGAGAAGCAGCGCCAGGACCGGCTGCGCGCCATCGCCGATCAGTACGCCGCCGGCAACATCAGCGCCGCGGAGGCCTTCAAGCAGGAGGCGGACGCCGGGGCCACGTTGACGAAGCAGCTCGCCGAGCTCGCGGCGACCGCAGAGGACTTCGCCAAGGCGCTCCCCAACGCCGCGTCCGACCCGAAGATCCAGGCCTTCGTCGACCAGATGGAGCGGCTGCGGAAAGCGCCGACCACAGGCACGCGCACCGAAGCCGCGAAAGGCGGGCAGGACCTTCTGTCGGCCCAGGAGCGCGAGCTCAACGCGATCGTGTCGCAGCGCAACGATCTGGTCGAGGTGCAGAACCAGCTGCTCGACCGCGGCCTGATCACTCTCGACGAGTGGCGCAAGCGCGTCCAGGGCGCCTATGCCGAGACGACCCCGGAGATCGAGAAGCAGGTCGATGCGACCCGGCGGCTGCTCGACGCGCTGCGGGAGCAGGGCGCTATCACTCAGGCCGTCTACGACGCCTGGCAGGCCAGGCTGCAACAGACCCAGGCCGACACGGTTGACCTGAGCACCCAGGTCCTTTCCGTTCGCGACGCCAACGAGATGCTGGCGAACAGCGGCGTCCAGGGCATGCAGAACTTCCTGCAAGCGGTCGCCAACGGCGCGGGCGTGGTCGGAGCGCTTGGCGACGCGCTGCGCCAGATGTTCGCTGATCTGCTCATCCAGATCGCCGAACTCATTCTGAAACAGGAACTCCTGAACCTGCTGCTCCAGACCGGCGTCGGGCAAAAACTGGCCGGCGGCGTCAACGGCATCTTCGATGTCGCACCGATCGTGACGGCTACGACTGCGCTGTCGACCTCAGCCGCCGCAGTAGGCGCCTCCGCAGCGCCGCTCACTGGCGCAGCCGGCGCGCTGTCGGCGTCTGGCGCAGCTATTGGCGCTTCCGCAGCCCCGCTGATCGGCGCATCGGCGGCCCTGGACGCTTCGGCCGCGGCGATCACCTCAGCCGCCTACATCCTCATGGCCGCGAACGCCGCTTCGGCCGGCGTCTTCCACTCTGGCGCAGTGGTCGGCGATACGCCTTCGCGCACCCGCATGATCTCGCCGCTCGCATTCCTCGGCGCGCGCCGCATGCACTCCGGCGGCATCGTCGGTCTGGCCGCAGACGAGGTGCCGACCATTCTGCAACGCGGCGAAGAAGTCCTCTCCAGGAACGATCCGCGGAACGTCCTGAACGGCGCCGCGGGCGGCGGAAATGACGCGCTCGCCGCGGCGCTCTCGCAGATGAAGCCCAGCGTCAAGGTGATCAACGCCATCGACTCCGGCGACATGATGGCTGCCGGCTTTGGGACACGGAAGGGCGAGGAGTCCTTCATGAACTTCATCCGGACGCGCTCGGGCGCCATCAACCAGCTGTTGGGCCGCTAGGCCATGGGTGTTCCGGCTTTCACGCGCGGCTTCCGGTTTCCGATCAACTGGAAAGAGCGGCTCAGCATCACCTACGAGGCCAAGACCGAGATCCTGACGAGCCGCAACGGGACCGAACAGCGGATCGGCTGGCGCGAGACGCCCCGCAAGCGCATCGAGTACCAGGCCTTGCCCACGGGCGGGATCCGCCAGCGGCTCCACGCCACGCTGATGGGGGGCCGCGATACACGCTACATCGTCGGCGATCCCACCCGCTCGACGCTGCTCGATGCCGATTATACGGCCGGCGACCCGATCCTCGTGGCGCAGCATCTCACCACCTTCGACCTCGAGCACTGGGCGAAGCCAGGCGCGCAAATCCTTGTCGCGAACGACGCGAACGACCAACGGTTCGCCTTCGCTACGGTCGTCAGCGCCAACATCGGTCTTGGCCAGATCGAGATTGAAGCGCCGCTCCCGACTGATTGGCCGGCGGGAAGCCGGATCCACCACGGGATTCCCTGCTACCTCGCGGAATCTACCCGGATCACGGAGCACACCAGCGCCGCCTGGTCATTCGACCTGGCGTTCGACGGCATTCCGGGTGAGCTGATGGCGGAGACCGTGGGTGAGCCCGCCGAGACCTACAACACGCTCGAGGTCCTGACCTTCAAGCCGAACTGGCGCGACGGGTTCAGCGACGACATCGCCATCCCTCGCGAGGACCTGGACAACGGCTTCGGCGTGGTCGACCGCTTCTGGCCGATCGAATTCGCCGGACGGACGCACCGGAGCAACTTCCTGTTTGCGAACTCGGACGAAGTCGAGGCCTTCCGCGAGTTCTTCTATCGGATGGATGGGCGCCGCGGCCAATTCTACATGGCCACTGGGACGGACGATCTCACGCCCGTTTCGCGCACCTCGACGCAACTCGTGACGCAGGGCTCGTTCGCCGTTGTCTACTTCAACAGCGACGCCGTCCATAAGGACATCGAGGTCCTGCTGAAGGACGGCTCCAAGCATCGTCATCATGTGGATGAGATTCAGATCACGATCGACGGCGCCTATTCGGTCTTTACGGTCCAACCGGAGATGACCTGGGACCTCAACGAGGTGAAGCGGATTTCGTGGTTGCTGAATTGGCGGCTCGCGTCCGACTCTATGACTTTCGACTTCGCTACCGACTCGGTCGCCGAATGCGAAATCAGCTTCATGACGCTGCCGGCGCTGCCCTACCCAGCGGAGCCTGACACGTGACCTTCGACGTTCTAGCCAAAAGCAGACGCTCTGCGCGTCCTGTCGAGTTATATCTATTCGTCTATGGCGACAGTCTTACGAAGTATTACGCCTATACGAACGGACAGACCCCGATCACCTATGATGCCGACGATGGCCGCGGCCCGATCGAGTACCAGCCGCTCGCGATCGCCCGGGAGGGCGTCCAATCCTCCGGCAACCTTGACAAATCTACGTTGGAAGTCAGCGTCGCCCAGACCAGCGAGCTCGCCCAGGAATTCCGCGTCTACCCGCCCTCCGATGTGATTTCGCTGTTCATCCGCGGCGGTCACATCGGCGACGACGAATTCCTGGTTGTCTGGAGCGGGCGGGTTCTCGGCGGCACGCTGAAGGATAGCACCTGCAAACTGGCCTGCGAGCCGATCGCGACCATGCTGAGGCGGGCTGGGTTGCGGCGCAACTACCAACTCGGCTGCCCCCTGGTGCTCTATGGGGAAGGCGAGGGTCAGTGCAACGCCGACAAGGTGGCGGCGACAATGACTGTGCTCGCGGTGAGCGCAGCTGGCGTGACCCTGACCATCCCCTTCGGATGGGGTGACGGACGCCTCTATCGGGGTGGCCTGGTGGAATGGGACAACGTCGACACCGGGGCGCACGAGATCCGGACAATCCTGCAAATCCCCAACGGCACAGACCTAACCCT